GCACAGAGTAACAAGGTCGTGCTTACGCACTGGCCCCCTCGCTTTAAGGTCACGCACGTATAGGGTTCCAACCCCATACGATCCCCGCGTGCAAGGGTATCTTCTTCCACTTTGTGCGCGATCCCCCAATGGGGTCGTCAGACGCATCGTGGAACTTAGAACGTATCCACTGGTCGTAATGGTAACTTTGATAAGTGTCTATCGACACCTTCTCATCCACCTTTACGAGGAGAACCCGTTCCATGTCAACTTGCCAGTCCGGATTATACTTTCTCCGGTACCGGTTTAGTTGGGGCTGCTTAGTCCAGACGCCGAAGACATTTCTGTCCGAGGTGAAAGGAATAGCAGGATAGCCGAAGTCTTTTAATAGAAGACTTCTAAGTGCTCTCAACAGAGTGCTCTGGAGTTGGCGATAGCCAAAGTCTCCAGCTCGGTTGATGGCGGCCACCTGAGATGCGTAAGATGAGGCGCTAAGCCTACCTTGCCATCTATTTACCCGATACATGAAAGGAGTGACGTCCTCGCCCAAATAAGCGAAGATGCCACACGATTCTCGAACGCACTGACCTCCGACGAACGATTTACTTTCGTTCACCCGGAAGCCGAAGTGTGCCAGCAGGTCCATAACATGGCCCGTAACCCGAGAGTCACAGACTATGTCGTCTCCATAAACCTTGAACCCACATAACCTCTTTCGCATCACCTGTGAAGGATCAGTTAGAAGGCTAGAGATGAGCTCGGAAACCGCTTTTTGAAGCATTCGACGCTCCATGGATGCGATCTCTTTTAAGGTCCACGAGTTGGCGTACATCAGATAGCCAATGACAGTAATCGAACTGAACAAGATGCACTGAACTGGGAAGCATAATGCTGAACCCATCGGTGCGAATTTCTTGACCAGTCTGTCCGTCCCATCGGGAAGTTGGACAGTTGTGGAGCGCGTACCTAGAAGATACCGAAGTATCTTTGTCGGAAACGCCCCCTTCACGAGATCTGTATGAACTCTATCTGACGCAGCAGAAAGGTCAATCGTATCTAGCATAGAGTGCACGGAGCCCCATACAGCATACTGCTGATTTGAGGTTTGATCCCTTAGGTCGCAAAAACGACTTATGGGGGACCCTTCCATGCATTTAACCAACCACCTCATGACGTCCTGTTGGGCGTACATGTAAGCAGCCGGTTCCATGCAAACGCTCCTATAAGCTTTGTAGCTCTTAGGAACAAATAGCAATCGAGCCTTTCTGGAGGTGTTGTCAACACCGAAGCTGGCTTGCCTTCCGATGTTCCGGTAATTCCCTTGCGCGTCAGTCTCATTGAAGAGACCTAAGCGTTCAGGACGGAATACGTGAGCAAGTTTCCTATCAAAGCCGAGATATCTGAATTTCTCGTCTTTGCCCTTCACCCTCTCGGCGACTGCACCGCTCCCGTTTTTAGGGAGAAAGATGCTGTCATCGAAGAGTTCCGAGTCGATGAGCGTAGACACAACGGTATTTAACGCCGCTAGTTCGCTATCATCGAATAGTAACCGTTCCAAATCTTCTTCGATCAGAACCCAATCGCGAAAGGCGGTGGGCTCTAAGTCCGGGTAGTCCAAGTCTAGCTTCTTCCCAAACATCAGGAAGGTTAGCAAAAACTTGAGTGTACCGGAGTCACCAGTCTTGTAGAAGTGCAGGTATTCCCGGAAGACCGGGGTATCCTGCATCCCATTCAAGAATTCACCAGTTATGGTGTAATCCGATGTGCGAACGCAACTTTGCATAAGCGTATCGGCTAGTGAACTCATTTTGGCAATGTAGCCGCGAGGGTCCGCAAGGACCTGACGGTGAAATCGCCGGATGAGCTTGTCAGGTTTCTGACAATCAAAGGGAGACGAGGAGAGTAAGCTTCTGTAGGCATCAGCGAAGGCGCTGATTAAGGCAGAGTTGCCATTGTCTACATCACCAACCTGACACCGTGTGGTGCCAGAGTTGTTCATTGGGGCTTAGTACAGCCCAGTGAGCACGCGACGATCCACCATATCAATGGTGTTGGTCAGCGGCGTCCCGTTGGCGCCCGTGAGGTCCTTAAAGACCAAAGCGGTAACCATCTGAAGAAGCGTCCCCATGGCTGCGGAATCCGGCAAATAAGCCGAATCGTAGTTCCAGA